CTTTGTGGTGTACGACTAGTGTGCATAAGACCCAGCACGAAGTTAAGCCTCGTTACATTACACTATTGGAATGTATTATCTGGTTTGCAGTATAGCTAGTTGTGTATAAATGGTAGTGATAACAGTGTGTTAGCCTAGGTTGGTGGTAGTTTGTTGCTGGTTTGTTCCTGTAATGGTCATGGTTTGTTCCTAAAGAGGGGTACGCAGGGGCCACGGGGGGTGCCTACGTTATTTATATACACCTCTTGCCAGATTTAGGGAAAATATAAGTCGGGTGTGAAGGACTATCAGGGGGTTTGTACTGGTAGTATGTACTTAAGAAGCAACAATAAGGTGCATTAGGTGTAAAAGGTGGGTAATCAGGGGGTTAGGAGGGGACTCTAAGGTAACTAGTCCTAAGATACGGTAGGTTTAGGGTCTAGAGGGAGGTGGAGAGGGGAGGAGAGACTATCAAATCACTTGTGGGTGGTACTTTAGGTGGGTACAGGGAATACAGTAGGTACATAGTGTAACTTTATTTCACCCTACCCCTTGACATCGGGGGCTACATGCACTATATTATATACTATAGGTATAACATGTAGTCTTCCTAGGGTAACTCTAAGAGTACTCTAAGAGTATACTCCTCTAAACTATTAAATACTCTAGGTATATACTCTAGGTAGGAGGAACCTTTATCTTTGTCATCATTAAGAGGGGATAACGGTTGACAAGTAACCTAAAATAACTATAACTAGAGGACGAAACTATGTATTACCAGGAAGACCGAGTTATCGAAGAGTTCTACAAGAACCTTCTTGATGGGAATGAGGACAGAGTCCATATCCCTAGGTCTGATGTCTTCTACGTACGCGAAGCGATACGTGCCCAGACTGGGGTGCGTTACGGCTTAGACCACGTAGAGCGAGCAATGTATTTAGAGGGTCACTTACAAGCTAGTGATGTCTTTGAACCTAACCAAGAGAGACCAGGGATTGATTATGCAGTGGCTGAAGAAACTCCTCACACCCAAGAAGAAACAACCAGTGATTAAACCTGGGGTTCCTATGTCTCGTATTGTCATGCACTGGAGCGCAGGTTCCGGTAAGGTCAGTGCTCTGGAGAAGAAGCATTACCACTACATCATCGGTAGTGACGGTCTTGTGGTTGAAGGTAACAACGAAGTAGCTGCTAACATTCCTCCTCTCAAGAGCGGACAATACGCTGCTCACACCTGGAAGCTTAACAGTAATTCTATTGGTGTCTCCATAAGCGCTATGCGTGGGGCTACAGAGCGTCCCTTCTCTTGGGGTACCCACCCTATGTCAGACCTACAGGTTGACGCTCTATGCCGTCTTGTAGCGACTCTCAGCGCTAAGCACGGGGTACCCATCACCCGAGAAACTATCCTCACACACGCTGAAGTACAACCAACCCTAAAAGTTACCCAGAGAGCCAAGTGGGATATCACAGTCCTACCAGGGATGAAGAAACCTGGAAACCCAGTTGTAGTCGGTGACATGCTACGTAATAAGATTAAGACTATCACTCACAACTAAAGTGGCTAACTCACATGACCGACCAACTAGAACGCAGAGTATTGAAACTAGAGGAAGAGCAGGACACCTTGGGGGAATCCCTACACACCCTAAATACAACCTTAGCTCTGCTCAACCAGACTGTAGCAACTATGGCTGCTAACGAAGAGAAGAAGAAGCAGCTCCTGGACAAGGGGTTGCTATTTGTTATTGGTGGGTTCATTGCTGCTTTCATAGCCTGGATTGTACGTGGAGGGTTAAGCTCGTCATGAACACGGATAAGAAAACATGGGCAAGAGAAGTAGCTATAGGAATGTTCCTAGGTTGCGCACTCCTAGCTCTCAACGGTAAAGTAGAGGAACTTAACATTGTTATCTGGCCTGTCACGATCTTTGGTCTTGCCGCTTTTGGTTTCCGTCAGCCTGCTGTTGGTGACTGGATGCGGGGTAAACCCACTTAGCCTCCTGACAGGGGGCGGGCCTAACGTAGCTGCTAACACAGTCATCGGTAAGGACGTGGTTCAAGGTGTAAGTATAAGTACTGCTGCTCCTTCTGTCTCCATAGAACCTAATGCACGAGTAGATAAGGTAGACCAGTCTGCTACAACGAATAACACTAACTCGATCCTACTCATCATCATAGCTATCCTAGGTTGGTTAGCTCCATCACCTAACGAGATAGCCCGTGAGATCAAAGCAGTGTTTAAGAGGAGTAAATAACATGGCAATCGCATCAATCCCATTAGCTACCTGGACTTGTTGTCCTAGCGAACGGTATGGGTCGGTAAAGTGCAGGAAAGCAAATGACACGTAAACTAACAGAGAAGCAACAGGCTTTCCTTGACGTCCTCTTTGAGGAAGCTCAAGGTAGCTTTGTTGAAGCTAAGAAGTTAGCTGGCTACAGCAACAACGTATCCACTACAATCATCGTTGAAGCCCTAGAGGATGAGATCGCAGCTAAGACTAAGAAGTTTCTTGTCACCACTGGTGTTAAGGCTGCTTGGGCTATGCGTGATGTCATTGATGATCCTACTCAACTTGGCAACAAAGAGAAGATGGCTGCAGCTAAGGACATCCTTGACCGTGGTGGCTTCAAAGGCGCTGACAAGGTAGAGATCAAAGGTGACTCCCCTGTATTCATTCTACCACCTAAGAAATAAGCATTGACAAAAGGGGGATAAATGGCTAAGATAACAACAGAGTTCAAACTACCTAAGATCGTTCTAGACTCTGACGGTTACCGCTACCTCCCTGTCGTAAGGATAGGCCGGATAGTGCCCTTCGGATACGAACAAGACCCTGACGACAAAGACATACTCCTTCCTATCGAAGATGAGTTGATATTGTTAGAGAAAGCTAAGGGCTTCTTACGGCAGTACAGCTACAGAGATGTAGCTCATTGGCTAAGCACAAACAGTGGACGAGATATCTCCCACTCAGGACTAAGAACGAGGATTAAGAGTGAAGAACAACGTACGAAAGAGTCTTCAAACTACCGCTACCTCGCCAGATGCTACAAAGAAGCAGCCGAGAAAGCCAAGCACATCGAAGAAAGAACCCTTGGTCGAAGAGAAGAGTGTTGAAGCAGTTGTAGAGGAATCTAAGAAGGTTCCCGCTTCTGTTAGACCGCCTGACATCGACATAGACGCAGCAATGGATGTTATCTTCGAGGCCAACCCTGGTCCACAAGAAGACTTCCTTGCTTCTTCAGAACAAGAGGTCCTCTACGGTGGTCCACTAGCTAACGACACACTAGTGGTCACTCCTGACGGTCGTCAACGTATTGATGAACTTGTAGAAGGGGATTATGTGTTAACGCCTAAAGGGTCTTTCACAACGGTAACTGGTGTACCTTTTATTGGGGTAGAAGAAAGCTACGAGCTTACCTTTAGTAACGGTCAGACTGTTGTGGCTAGCGCTGGACATAAGTGGTCTGTTTCCACAGGGGACTGGAGCAAAACTTCCACCCCTTTTCGGACTGTTATAACAAAAGACTTACTTGACTTTAAGCTTACCCGTAATAGAAACAAGTACAGACTTCCAGTTGTGAAGGCTTACGAGTATCCTGAGAAGAAACATTTCATTAGCCCATACATCATGGGGGTCCTCCTTGCTGACGGGTGTGTAACTAAATCAGTCCAAGTCTTCTCAGGAGATACAGAGGTTATTCAGCGTATCCAAGAGGAGCTGCACGTTGACTACGAGATTGTGCTGCGAGATGGTGTCGCTTACAACATCGTAAAGAAGTCTCGTAAGAAAGGCAAAGGGGTCCTAAACGATTACAAAGAAGAGTTGGTTCGTCTGGGCCTCTTTGGATGCACAGCTTTTACAAAGAGTATCTTGCCTGATTACCTCCGTGATAGCTTGGATAACAGATTATCCTTGCTACGTGGACTCATGGACTCTGATGGAACGTGCAGAGATGTAAGTCGGTCTTCTGCTGAAGCAAAGTACACGACTGTCTCTACAACCTTAAAAGATACGTTCATCTCCTTAGCTGAAAGCTTGGGTTTCTCTACAACACATCACGAGGAAATCCTAAAGACAGGTTCAACTGCGTATAGAATTATTATCTCAGGAGGAGGTCTCAATCCTTTCCACCTGAAAAGGAAAGCAGACAGATTCAGCGCCTTCCCGCAAAGGGTAAATAAGACTATGTTGACTGGTATTAAAGCTGTAGGTCTACAGGAGGTGAGGTGCATCACGGTAGAGGACGAGGACTCTTTATTTGTACTTGATAGAAATATCACGACACATAACTCAGCTGGGGGCGGTAAGAGCTACGCAATGGTGGCTGACCCTGTACGTTACTTTAATAACTCTGCAGCTAACATGCTATTGGTTCGTCGCTCTACTGAAGAACTTCGTGAACTTATCTCTGTCTCTAAATCTCTTTACCCTAAGG